AGAATTTGCAGACCAATTTGGACGATTGCGCTCAGAATTCAAACAAGGCACCATCAATGTTGACATTTATGAATTTCGAACATGGAATCCCATGACAGGTCAGATTGGTGAAGAAGTTATTGGTTTTCAGGAATTGATGCGCAAATTATTGGCTCGCTTGCAAGAAAAGAAAGAGAAATACACCAAGCAAAAACAAGGCCTGGCAGATTTTGCAAGACAAATGATGGCAGAAGCAGCTCATGTTGAAGGATGGTTCAGTTGGCCCACTACAATTCGTCAAGTCTATCCTGTTTATACTCATGAAGTTTGTGATAAAATGGAGGAAAGATATGTTTCTACGGTTTATCAGAATCCAGAAATGAATGAATATGATGAAATGTGGGCAGCTTTCCGTCAAGACTACACCTTTGATGAAACCATGCGACTGTTTGTTGAACATACATCAGGAATGCAATATATGGATGAAAAATTGACTTGTTACGAAATTTGCTCGTCGGTTTATACTTGGTTCGAAGAACAAGAAAAGAAATACCATGTCTTCGACAGCATAATAATTATGCTTAGTTTGTTTTTACTTGGAACATCAGTTTACAACTTGTACAAGTCAGTTACAACTGAAGATGAATCATGGGAGTTCGAATCAGGAAAATCACGTCAAAATAAAGGCCAAGTGAAGATCGAATCTGGAAAGTCTCGTTTGAACAAAGGGCAAGTGACAATTGAATCTGGAAAATCACGACAAATGAAAGGACATCCACACATTGAATCTGGAAAAACACGAATATCAAAAGCTCAGATGAAATTGGAATATGGACCTCAAGAAATTGATATGACAGTTGAAGGATGGTTTTCTAATGATTTGACAACGACTCGCATAAGATGGAACAGTCTCCTAATCAAGGCTATGAACCATGCACAAGCAAGTGGAATGCAGGATGAAGAATATGTTGAATTTTTGCGTGACGCCATACCTTCGTGGAGTGTATTCAAAACAATGTCTGAAGAAGAGATCAACAATATTGATATTACTAAACGAATGTTCTGTAATCAATATGAAGGATGGGTTTCTACAAATGCATCTGATCTCAATCTCAAATTGCGCTCAAACATGGGAAAAATCTTATGGTTAAATGATCGTGATGAGATTATCAATGGCGCATCCCCTATTAGAATTTTCTTTCCAGTAGGACGCACCTTTATAATAAATGCTCATTATGTTCGTTTGATTGATCGCATGCAGGAAAAACAACCACTATTTAAAATCCGTGTTTGTTCATCTTTTTCAGATACTGGCATTGATTATTATTGGAAGGATTTGCAGCCACTTGTTAAAGATTATACTCGTGCAGGCCAAATGACAGATTTGTGTTGCATTCAATTGGATAAGAAGTGTATGAGATATCCTGACTTGCGTAAGCACGTTATGGAACGTTCATATCTTTCAAATCTTATTGGTACTCGGGTTGTCTCAACTGTTGCTGATTGTGCAAACAAAACATTCGAAACAAAGTTTGGTATTGTTGAGAATTTAACACTGCAAGAAACAGTTGACACTGATGGATCTCGCTTCACATGTCAATCTGCAACAACTAACATTGGTTCACGAGAAGGTGACTGTGGAAGTGTCTACTTGATGGATAGCTTAACTAGTGCACGACGCATCTGTGGAATCCACTTCGCTGGTTGCGCTGGGAAAGCATGTTTTATTCCGTTAGTATATGAAGATTTGATCACCATTATTGACGAGGATGAACAAATTTTGCCAATTTATACTCCATCAGAAGATACACCTGCAGCTATTGTTCAAGGAAATTGTGTTTCATTGGGAGACATTCTTGATCCTCCATACCCAAATGTGAAGACAAAGATTCACTCAACTCGAATCTTGAACAAAGTGTATCCCACAGAAATGGCTCCAGCAAAGTTGATGCATCCGGAAAAAGAAGATGGCCCAATGTTTAAAGGCATTCAGAAACAATTCAAAAATGTGCCAACGCTTGATGCAAATGTTCTGAAGAAAAGTGTCCTATCGTACAAACAACAATTAGCTAAGTCAAAATGCAACTATTCAAACATGAAGGTGTTGAATTTTGATGAAGCCGTCAAAGGAACTGATTCAGAATATATCAAAGGTATCAATCGTGTAACATCGGC